TAGTAGTAGACTCCGCAAAAAGAAGTACAAAAGAAAAAATGAGAGCTGATAGGTTATCAAAGTATTGCCTGATCATATTTCTATTAGTGCTTGTGAAGGATGTAAAATTGAGAAATGTCTATGAGCTATTACTGGAGTGCCCCTTAGCAGCAAATTATCACATGGGAGAAATAACATTACATGGATCTGTTGTACTACCACCAATCAATGTACAAGATGTAAGCACCCTTGAAATAGAAAGTTCATGTAGTATGGATGTGCATAATTCTGGCAAAACTGCCCATAGTCTCACAGAGCTTACATGGAACAAAAAGGCTGATCACAGTGGGAATGCTGCAGAGAGTTCATTTGAGTTCAAATCTGCAGAAAAATCTTTAAAGGGAATATGCAAAATTACCCACAAGACTGTAGAACAGGCTTATAAACTGCATAAATCGGTAATATGCTATGACCTAATCTGTAACCAGACAATGTGCAAGCCAGAACTTCATTTCCTTAGCCAGATGTGGGCATGCACATCTATGAGAAGCTGTGTTATTGCAGTAGGTCCCCATAGGGTACAGGTGACATTCAAAAAAACATTCTGTTCTACAGGGGTAGTAGTAGAAGGACGTTGCTTTAGACCAGATCGTACAACTACACTCAACAAGCGATCAACATTCATAGAGTATACAACATTGCCATTGCATTGTTTCCTTGTGCAACATAATAATGAAAAGCAAAAATTAGTTGCAGAGTTGGAGAAGTTAAAGACTGATGGCTGTACCTCAAACACACATGCATTTCAAGGCTATTATTTATGTGTCACTGGTGGCTCAACAGAACTAATCAAAGTCCCAACAAGTGATGATGAGAGATCACAAGCTATCCTAAAGGCCATTTTCAAGGCACCATATGGTGAGGATCATGATAATATGGATGAACCATTTGGTGCAATCAGAATTGCAGGTTCTGGTAATGGGAAAGTACCTTCAACAGAAACAGCTGATAATATAAAGGGTGTAGCATTTTCAGGGACCCCAATGTACTCTTCATTAAGTGTCTTCACAAAAAAACAAGAAGGTGACCTAGCATTTAGTCCAGGAATTTTAATAAACTACAATCATACTGGATGTGACAGTAAAGCTCTACCATTAGTATGGTCGGGCTACACAACTATCCCTGGTGTTTTCGAATCAATTAACCAATGTTCAGTCTTTTGTGTTTTATCTGGACCTGGAGCCTCTTGTGATGCATTTGCTGAAGGAGGCATTTACAATCTGACTTCCCCAACTTGTCTAGTATCCAAGCATACTTTTATTAAGAGTACAGAGCAGCAAGTTACATTTGTCTGCCAAAGGTTAGATACAGACATCATAGTTTATTGTAATGGCCAGAAGAAGACTATTCTGACTAGGACTCTAGTTATTGGTCAATGTATTTACACACTTACAAGCATATTTTCCCTTTTGCCAAGTGTTGCACATTCAATTGCAATCGAGTTGTGTGTTCCTGGCTTTCATGGGTGGGCAACTATTGCATTAATTATAACATTCTGTTTTGGGTGGCTTCTAATACCAAGTATAACATGGTTAATCCTTTTTATTCTAAAATTTTCTGTTCGAATGGTGAGAAGTTATACTGAAGAAAATAGTTTCAAAACATTATTACGTCGGATAAGGGATGAATATGAGAGAACAAAAGGTTCAATGGTATGTGATGTATGTAAAACTGAATGCGAAACCCAAAAAGAATTAAAGTCACATCAGATTTCCTGTTCTAAGGAGCAATGCCCATATTGTTTTACCCATTGTGAACCATCAGAGATTGCATTTCAAGCCCACTATAAAGTGTGCCAAGTTACAAACCGGTTCTCTGATGACTTGAAAAAGACTATAACTCAAGGGCCAATGAGACCAGGGTGCTATAGAACATTAAACTTATTCAGGTATCGTAGTAGATGTTATATCTTTACTGTTTGGATGACACTATTGATAATAGAATCTATATTGTGGGCAGCAAGTGCTGAGCCTGATCCACTAAAACCAAACTGGGTTGATACAGCCCATGGTATAGGACATTATGTAATGCTTACTGATTTAGAATTGGATTTCTCACTGTTGTCAAGCTCTCAATACACATATAGAAGAAAGTTAGTGAGTGCTTCAAATCCTGATGATTCTACAGTCCTTCATATAGAGATAGATGCTCAACTTATAACTGCAGAAATACAACCTTTAGGGCACTGGTATGATGCAATGCTTAATGTCAAAACATCATTTCATTGTTATGGTGCATGTAATAAATATACATATCCTTGGCAGTCTACAAAATGCTTTGTTGAAAGAGATTTCCAGTATGAAAGTAGCTGGGGCTGTAACCCAGTAGATTGTCCTGGGATCGGGACAGGCTGCACTGCTTGCGGTCTATATTTAGATAAGTTTAAGCCAGTAGGCACTGCTTATAAAATTGTTAATTTAAGATATACAAGGCATGTCTGTGTTCAATTTAGTGATGAAACAATGTGTAAAGTTATAGAATCTAATGATTGCTTTATAGCTAAAAACTTTAAGATCTGCCTAATTGGGACAGTCACAAAATTTCAAAATGGTGATACATTGTTGTTTCTTGGGCCTTTAGAAGCAGGTGGCATTATACTTAAACAGTGGTGCACTACAAATTGCCAATATGGTGATCCTGGTGATATTATGTTAGGTATAAATCAGCAGTACAGCTGTCCTGACTACATAGGGGCAATGAGAAAACGTTGTGTTTTTGGCCATACACCAGTGTGCGAATATAATGGTAATTTAATTTCTGGTTATAGAAAGTTAATTGCAACAATTGATTCATTTCAGTCATTTAATGTAAGTAATATTCATATCAGTCAGAGTTCTTTAGAATGGGCAGACCCAGATGGCTTATTAAAGGACCATATCAATGTATTAGTTAATAGGGATATAAATTTTGAAGACTTAGCAGAGAATCCATGTAGAATACAAGTTCAGACAATCAATATTGAAGGTGCTTGGGGTTCAGGTGTAGGTTTTACAGTTAAATGTATAGTATCATTAACAGAGTGTCCCACGTTTCTAACATCAATTAAAGCTTGTGATGCAGCCATTTGCTATGGAGCAGCTAGTGTGAAGCTTATAAGAGGACAGAACACAGTTAGAGTTACAGGAAAAGGGGGCCATAGTGGTTCTAAGTTTCGTTGCTGTCATGAGGAAAATTGTTCACCTACTGGGCTTCTTGCAGCTGCACCACACTTAGATAGAGTTTCAGGAGTTGATGCATTAAGTGAAGAAAAAGTATTTGATGATGGTGCACCTTCCTGTAAAGTTAAATGTTGGCTTGTCAAAACAGGGGAGTGGCTTAGGGGCCTTTTATCAGGTAATTGGATGGTAGTGATTGTCTTAGTTGTAACACTGTTTATTTCAATAGTCTGTATGACTATTTTTTGCCCTGTGAGAAAGATTAAACGAGGTTAGGTGGTAATCTTAAATGCTAAAAAAAATGATCTCTTTCCACTTGTAAAAATTAGTTGTTCTGGCTCTGGGACACCTATTCTTTTTGCGGAGTCTACTACTA